CATTAACTCCAAAGGGGACTGGAGATTAACGCATTCTAAATAACGACTTGACTAAACCAAAGGCCCAAGCAACAATACCCACACCAACAGCGATAAGGGCAAGAGTTCCAAGCAAGGTTAATTCAGCATCAGCATAGAAAATACCAACTAAACCTTCAAACACTGAAAGTAAAACGGTAGTATATTCAGCAACAACTGTGCCAATTGTATCAAAGATTTCCGCAATCATATTTATTCTCCTTCCTTTTTAGTTTTTGTATAGTTCAACGTGATCAGAGTAGCAATATCTTTAAGCTGATAATAATGTTTGCCTACGATCACACTAATTGGTATCACATACCCACCAGTAAGGCGAACACCGATATTAAGGTATGTTTTTCCATCCTTAACTCTTTCATACTTAACTAATTCAACAAATGTTGGCGCATCATTTCCCATAATAATCTCTCCTTTTAGCATTGGTTGCTACCCTATTAATTATTATAATATAACTAGTTATATATAATGTCAAGAAAAATCTCTCTTTAATGTTATTTCAGTTTTTATATCACTCAATGCTCTCCAATTACGAATAATATATTGCGTATATTGCGGACATAATTCAATTATCTTTAATAAATCAAATCCTTGTTTTAAATAACTCACTACATCATAAGCAATTTCATCAACACTCATTTTAGGATCAGCTACAATTCCGAATTCACAAAAATCATTTTGCTTAATACAATATGTGCGATTCCTACTACCATGAGCAATAGCTTGTTCTATATGTGCTAATGGAAATCTTTCTTTCATTTGTGAAAATGTAGCTGGATTTTTATACTCAATATAACATTGTAAATGTTTAGTCTTTTTATCATCGCCATATTCTTGCGCTACTATCGCATATATTACTTCTTGCTTTTGTATATGATCTAAATATTGTTCTTTACTTAATGTTGGATTATTTAATGTGAGAACCCATCGGCGTATTCTTTTTTCTTGATTATTTTTCATAATTGATTCCTTGTCTTTGTTTTTCGTTTCGTAATGAACGTTAGAACTGGGGGGTCTCGTAGCAAGTGCGCACCCACCCGGCACAACGGAGTGCCTAGGGCGCCTTGCTTTCCCCCCTATAAATAAATTGGTGGAATGAACTTTTGTGTTCTTACCTACTTTCCTAAACTACACTTAAACTTTGACTTCGTAATCTTTTAACCTCTGCGTTCCAGGTTCGGCGAATGCCACTATATCGTGAGAAACCCTAACTAACCGAAATAATAATCTTGATTTAATGGCTTAATATAATTTGATGGTATATCTTTTAATAACTCTGTAATAATAATAACTTTTTGGAATATATCATCAGAATAACTTCTTTGTCTTTGTAATATAACTAACTTACCATGAATAGAATTATCTATAATATCTACCACTCTAAACCTATTAAGAGTTGTCCGAGATACTAGCAAGTCTTGTCTATATAGTTTCATGTGTTTTTACCTTTCCTGTGTCTTCCAGACACAAACACATAGACACGGGGGGTAATACTTCCCCCCGTGTCGCAATATCGCCTAACGGCGATTTTTGTCTTTAAGATTTTTGAAAAAAACGTGTTTAAAATGTCTTGAATCATATTTAAGAGATGATTTTAATCCCAAAATAAACATTGGTTTTATAAGTCCGTTAGTAGCATCATATTGAGCTTTAATTGCATCCAAATGTCCATTAAGTAATTTATTAGGCATTGGAAGTAGTGTTCTCTCCGCCGATTCATAACGATCATAATATGTAAATAATTGTATATAGAAAAAACCGATAAATATTACTTTTTCGCAACGAACATAACCATCAGCTTGTTCTCTTATTTTTTTATAAAGGCGACCTAAATATTGAGTATTAACATGTGTATTAGAATTATATAAATGTCTTTGAAGTGCATAAAATATTGATAATGAAGGATATTTTTTATCAAGTAAATAATCATATTGAGATGGTAAAATTACACCACCATCACTGATATATATATCTACTTTCTCTTTTAAATTAGGATCTATTTGTTCAATCTTATCATTCAACAATGATTCATAAGTATTAGGAAATAAAGTTAAATCATTAACATTAATTGATAAATGTTTTTTAGTATCATATTTAATATTAGAATAATAAAATTGTTTTCTACGATTAATAATCATTGAAAATAATAAATCTTTACCACTACCTTTTTTACCGAATACAACGATATTATTTCGCTTAAATATTTGAACTAAAAAATCTTTATTACTATTTGATATAAATAAAAGAAAAATGACTAGCACGATTATTGCAAGTGGAACTACGATAATTAATATTTCCATTTACATTACCAAAAGCGAGTCATTGATCTAAACGAATTAAAAATATGAATGATTAATAAAACTAAACATGTATAAAATAACCACATTGTAATATGAGTCATTGTCATAGCAAGTTCATCATAATATGTATGTGTAACATGATCTACTGATGCTAATAAATAATCTAAAATAAAATCATATACTAAATCAAACATTTTTATTTACCTACCTTTCCAAATATTAAAATTAAAAATATTACACTTATTAATGCCATACCTAAATCAAATGTTAATCCAGTATAATCAGCAAACATTTCCCAATAATCTAATATCATAATTATGCTCCTAACACTGGTATATACAGCTTAATAAATCGCAATACAAATAAACCACCAAGAACATATACATTCAAAAATATAGCTAGAAAAGGAGTAGCATTAGCAATCTCAGTTATCGTCTCACTCATAGCATCCCAATCACCACCAGCAAATACTTCAAAAATTAAATAACCTAAATCAACATTACCTTCTAATGTTCCAATCTGAATAAAAAATACGTCTACTAAACTTACATTAATTAAATCAAAAAACCCTTCACCAAATTGAGCAAGGAACAAAGATATATCAAACATTATCTGTAATGGATTAATCATTAGATCATCCACCCATCTTAACTATCTTCATAACAAATACAAATAGAGTAATCACCAATGGAAATAAAGCAACAGCACCCAATGATACACCATTAAATATCTCAATACCGAAAATAGCAACAATACCTTCAAATACTCCTTCTATAATTCCTTGTAAACCACCCGATGCAATAATAGCATTCTCACCATCATCATAACCTTCATCAAATCCATCAGTCCAAGAATCACTTACACCTAAATCTTTTAAATACCATGCATCAAAATAACGCGCACCAGAAGTGCTTATTGTTCTAATTTCAACTTTTGTAAAAGCTGGAATATATAAAAAGTTTTGAGCAGATTCTGATACACGCAAACCACCAAACTCACCATAAAATAAATGAGTATCAAATAAATATTCCCAATAAGTTGCAGCTGCGGTAGATGAAACATCAAGAAATAACCGATAATTTTTACTAGTTTGATTATCAAAAACTAATTTAATTTTGTTGGCAATAGTTCCAACAGCACTAGTAGAACCTATTTTATTCTCATTTGACCAATAATAAGGACTAATAAAAGACCATCCAGTATTTGAACGATTAAAAGTCAT